TGAATCTCACATCCTGGCAATTCGGCATCGCCAAACGACTCCGTGACGAGCTTGTCCTTCTGATTAAAGACAACCCAGTTGTGGACTGAGTGTTTCGTTGGTTCCCTCTCAACGGAATAACAGTACTTCTCACCGTTCCCGCCAAACGACCAGCCCCACTTTACATATCCGCACGTATCCTTCTCGGCAAAGAATCGCTCGCGGGAGATGAACTCGGGCTTAAACACGCCCTCATCGTACTTCCCCGCGAGCGCGTCCTTCACTAACTGAACCACAAGCGGGTTCACGTCGTTGTAAAGCACCGTGCGCCACTTTCCGGCCAACGCCGCACAGTGCGCGACAGCAAACCCGCCGCCGAACAGGTCAACCAACCGCTTGCCAACCGGCAGTTTCCGAATCAATTCCGGTGCAATCCGGTTCTTGCTGCCCATGTAGTTCAATCCAAAGCTCATGCCTTGCCTTTCCTCCGAAGCACCATGATGCGTTGTGTCACCTCAAACCGCAGATACCGAGCCGCCCGCCGGATGTGCTTGCACTCGTACCGGAGCGCGGGCATCTGGCCTTTGCTTAACTCGACCTCGCGCCGCATCTGGAAATCCATGCAATCGCACTTCCCGTTGCCGTGGTAGCACGTCAGGTCAACCCGGTACGGTTGCTGGCCCGAGTCGCTCGCCACCCAGAACACCAGCGTCTCATCCGCGTCCGGCTCCACGCCCGGCACCAATCGCCGCAACGGTATCACAGCGTCTTGTTTATCACTTCCTGCGCGTTCACGTTGACCTGCAATATCCGCCCATGCAGGAATCCAATGGCACTGAACACCCGCGCCATCGCCTTCGTGTATTGCGATTCCGAATAAGAATCTATCCCGACGACGTAAATGTTCAGGGCCGTGCGCACGTCCGAGGTGTCCAGCGTTTCAACCGTGGAATTGTGGTTCGGGAAGATGGCCTTGGTCAACTCATCCGCCAGCGCCACAATGTCATCCCTCGGCCAGAACTTCTTGGGCTTGAACGGGACGCGGCTCTCCGCCGGTGAACCGTTCGATTCCACCCGCCCGTAGCTGACGTATTGCTCCTCGTTCCTGAACAGCATCTTGGTCAACTGCACCATCGAAGCTATCACGGTGCCGTTGGCTCCTACCAATCGCCGGGCGTCGTTCGGGTGCGCAACAATATCGATGTCGGCCCGGTTGCGCGTCACCGCCACCTTGAACTGCACTTGGTCAGGATAGCGCGTCATGCTCCGCGCCACCTTCGCCATGAGCTTGAGCTTGTCATCCAGCGTCGTCGGGTTCGGTATCATGCTCATTCGCCGTCTCCTTTCCCACGCGCCACAACCTTGCCGTAGTCGTCATCCTCATCCAGCAACGGCATCTGGTTCGGGTCGGCCAGTTGTTGCGAGAGTGAATCCGATACACTGTTGGCGAATCGGATGGTCACCTTCACTATCGGCGCGGCTCCGGCACAGTCTATGTCCGCCGAGAACCCCACCACCAACCGCTGGCTTTCGTTGAAGCTGATGAAGTCCTTGATTTCGCGCGCGTGCGAGTCATACAAGTCGCCCACACACCGCAACACCGTGTCGCGTATTTGTTGGTCTAGTTCTTTCATACGATTTTGATTACATCCGCCAACGGGCCAAGCAGTTCGTTCTTTTCCAGCAGGTGCAACAGCGTGTCAAACCCAATCAGCACCTTCTTCTTCGACGAGTAGCGTTTCTTCACCAAAATGCCTTCCAAGGACATCTCGATGACATACTGCCCGTCCAACGCCCAATACTTCACCCGGCCCGTCACTTTATAGCGGCGCGGCTTCGTCTCACCGCTGTAATAGGTCGCGTAGCCTTTGCTCTCAACCATGCCCGTTTTAGTTTCGGCTTTCTCGATTGTCATAGTCAACTTTCTGTGTCAAACCTTTTCGCGGTAGGATGCCCAATCCGCCTGAATGATTCCGCCCGTCTCGCGCAAACGACTGACGATAGCCGGGCCGAGAGACAACTCGGCCTGCCGGACATCCTGGTTGGAAATTAACAGCGTATCGGTAAGGTCATTGTAGCGGTGGTTCAGCAGTTCGTAGAGCAACAGCCGTTCCCACTCGCTCTCCCGCCTCTGGGCCAGTTCGTCTATGACCAGCAAGCGCGGACGCCGATACTGCGCCAGCACCTTGGCCTCGGGCTTGCCTTGGCCGTCGTAGCCCGCCTTGATTGCCATGAAAAACTGGGTCGCCGTGCTGAACAAGGCCGACCCGCGCCGTTCGGTCAGGATGAACTGCCTGATGAGTTCCACGCCGAGTTGCGTCTTGCCGTTGCCGCGCAGGCCGGCCAGAACAATCGTGAACCCGGTGCCGAGCTTGCCAAGAATCCGCTCGTAGGCCACATTCCACGGCCCGGAACGGTCAAGCGGTTCCCGGTTGGCATGGCGCAACGGCACATTCGATGCCGCCAACGCCCCGGAAATCACCACCTGCCGAGCCTGCTGGCGAGCTTCGATGTCGGCCTCGGACGGCTCGCAAACGCCAGGGCCATCCCGTAGCGGCCCGCCAAAGCACGACACGCGGACATCGCCGGCCTTGACGACGTTGCCGGAAGCGCCTGAAACGGTAATCTTTACCTCGCGCCGCCGCTGTTCAAGCCGGCGCTGACACTCTGCCAGGGTAGGTTCGCTCATAGCTTGATGATGGGGATGGTCAGGTGTTCTTCGATTTGGTTGCCGTCTGAGCGTCGCGCACCAGATGCCTCGTTTCGGGCCTTAATTGCCGCCAGGTTGCGTTGCAACAGCGAAAGGGTAGCAGACTGCCCCCGGAACGCCGGGAAGCTGCTAATGGCATTTGCGGCGCAAAGAGACACTAACCCGTCAATCGTCTCGCCGGACGCCAGCATTTCCTCCCCGGCAACGAGTTCCTGCTGGATCTGCTTCGGGGCGGATACGCAGTAGGTTCTCGGAAACTCATCCTTGAACCGCTTTACCAACTGCCGAGCTTCATCCGAAATCTTCTTGGCGGAGCCGTTATATTTTCTATGACGGTTATTGGTAGGTTCATTGTAGGTTAATATGGGGGTGCCATTTTGACACCCCTGGGGCGTCAATTTGACACCCCTGGGGTGACACAGCTTTGACACCCCTGGGGCGTCAATTTGACACCCCTCAACTGGCTCTTTCTCCAACGGGATGTCTTGCTGCGTTTTTGTGTCGTAAGTCTCATCGTTTTCGTAGTTTAGGCGATAAACTGTGCTCTGTCGTCCGTTTCCGACTCGTTTCAAGCTGATTTTGCCAATCTTTACCAGTCGTTGGAGAGTGCGCTGGACTGTTCTGGCACTCATACGTGTCTTTTCTCCAAGGCGGCTCTGCCCCGGCCACGCAATACCGTCATCATTGGCGTGGTCTGCCAAGGCCAGCATCATGGACAAGTCAGAATGCTTCTTGATGTCTTTATCCTTCCAAACGTAGTAGCTGTATTTAACACTCATAATGTAGTTTTATCAGTTTATGTTTATTGCCTTGAACCACTGATTGCCGGACAGCGGCAGATAGTCCTCGGCGGTGATGTCTATGATGAAAGCCTGGTGTATGGTGCCGTCTCGGATGAATTCGTTGAGCCGGAGAATGAGCGGCGGCTTGGAGTCCGGCTCGGCCAAGGACATGTCGGCCATGACGATTTTAGCTGGCAAGGCTTGACAGAGCGCAATGGCCAAGGCAGTCTTGAAGAGTGCTTGTTCTGTCAATGTTGACTGAGCATAAATCTGCAACCATGAGCCGACCGTGACTTCGCTTGTCCAGTCGCGCTCGGTTGCTACCCGTCCGAGGACGCCGCGCTTGAAGTCCAGCGGCGAGTTAATCAGACCGTCAAGAAACCGATTGGCGGTGGCAAGGAACTTGCCGAGGGTGGCTTCAACGAGCGCGTCCCGTTCCTCCGCAAAGATTTTGCACGCGGCGAGCTTGACGTTCTGGCGGCACCTGTGCTCGTTCAGGCGCAGTTCGAGATTGATGATTTCGGCTTGAAGCCGCTGCCGTTCAAGGAACAGCGCGTTCACCCGTTCGAGTTCGGCAACTTCCTTGTTGGCCTTGAAGATGTCCGGCGAGGCTTGGTCAATGAGTGTGGCGAGCCGTTCACGGGCGGTGGCGAGTTCGTATGATACGTCCCGGCAGATGGGCAGTTCCATGCTCCTGGCAATAATCTGGTCATTGAGCCAGTCGCCGTGCTTGTCCTGTGTCTGCATGTCATCAAAGATATTCATGCAGAGACTCATCAATGCTTTGTGTGCGTTGCCATGCTCGTTGAATGTCTGCGTGATGTCCTGAGCGATGGCGTCAATCGCCGCCTCGCAAATGACGGCGGGTTCATGGTTTATCTCGCCCAACCGGCGTTTCAGTTCTTCCACCAGAAGGCAACAATCGCCTCTGGGGCTGAACAGTGGCATGAAGTGCTTGTGCAACCATGTGTCCGGGTTATCGCAGACCATGCGCGTGAGCAGCAGGTTCACCGTGGCGATTTTGTATTCGCCCAGTTCATCCGGGTTGTCGCCGTCATCTTCAAACAGGCAGTCCACGTTCCGATAGCCGCCCGACTTCCACACCGCTTGATGACAGGAGCCGTCGTCAAGGGTCAGGTTGATGGTGGCGGTTTGGGTGGGTGCGGCTCCGGCGATGAAGTTGCCGAACGCTTTTTGGATGGCTTCCCGCACGTTGATGCGGCTCTTGTGCTTCGGCGCAACCAGCAGGTTGACATCCGAACAGGATAACTCGAAGTTGTGCGGTTCGAGTCCGGTTGATTTCAGTTCAGTGATTTTCATTGTTTCGCTTTCGTTTCTGGTTTCGTTGGAATCCACACCACGGCCCGGCGCACGCCGAACTTCTTGGCCGCAGCATGGTCATTAAAGTAGATGTCTATCCGGTTGTCAAACCGTTTGGCGAGCCGGTCGGTCACGATGCGCGTGCCGATGCCCTCAATGTGAATCTTGGTTCCGAGCGGCACCCGGCGCGGCCCGGCGCAGGTCACACCTTCGACTGGGGGTTTGCCGTTCGCGGCCAGTCCGCAGGCGTTCGGCCCACAGCATAGTTTGCAGGCGCAGTAGGCGGTGATGACAAGGTTGGTGAACATGGCTTTAGCCTCCGGTTGGAAACGCCGCCGCCCCGGTGTGCGACAATCCCACGAGCCGTGGAGTGTAGCCTTTCGGCGTTCCGGGGCGGACGGCAAATTGATTCGTATTGTCGCACGCGCTGAACATAACACTTTAACCCATTGCGTCAATCAGTTCCTGCCCGAGTTGGCGGACGTATCGCCGGCAGATGCGCCGTCCGAGAGCCGCCTGCCGGTCGGTCAGGTCGTTCTGACTGGCGAGTGACCTGCCAATGTAGGCGTCCACCATGTTAAATCCGCAACCGTCCAGACGCCTTGCGCCGTCACACACCGCCGCCAGTTCGCGCAGGCCCCGATGGATGGACTGTCTCTGCGCCGTGGTAATCAGCAGGCCCTCGGCTTCGAGTTGTACCCGGGTGCCGTTCTGAGGCGCGTGCGGCACCAGCACCGGCTCGGCTACCTTCAACGGGCCGGGCTCGTCGTCAAGGGCTTGGTCAATGATGGTTTGCTTGTCAACGATAATTCCAATCATGCGGGCGTCCAGTGACCCGGGCACCAACCAATGCTTCACCAATACGTTTCCGCGCTGCCCCAGCCGATGTGCGCGGTCTTCGCATTGAGACATCTTGGCCGGGTTCCAGTCCAGTTCGGCAAACCCGACCATGTTGGCCGCTTGCAGATTCAGGCCCTCGCCGGCTGCCCGAATCGAGCCGATGAACAGGCGGCAGGCCGGGTCGGTTTGAAACCGTTGCACGGCGTCGTCACGGTCGGCTTGGGACGTTGCGCCGGTCAGCAGCACGGCTTGTTTCTCGAATGCGGCGTGGAGCGCGTTCAGAACGTCCAGGTGATGCGCGAATACGATTATCTTGTCGGCCTCGTCTAAGTCCTCGCGTATGGCTTCGATGAGGGCAGGCAGCTTGGCAACGGCGGTGTCGTGGCGAACCTTGGCGATCTCGCGGAACGCCACGGACGCATCCGACCGGAACCGGGCGACGGCCTTGGCAAAGTCACCGTTGTCCTCGCTGGCCTTGGCAAGTTCAAGCTCGGCCTGTATCCGCATGAGTTGCGCCTCATGCCTGGCCCACGTTTCCTTTTCGGCTCGCAACGCATCCTCGGTTCCTGCCGGTTCGAGTTCAACCAGCACCCGGGTCTTGGGCGGCAGTTCGGCCAGCACATCCCGTTTCATGCGGCGAATCATTAGCGTGCTGCGGAGTACTCGTTGCAGGTCGGCAAGGTTGGACGCTCCGCTGGTGACGTAGCCCCACCGCCCGAAATGGCCCCCGCAGTACCGGGCGGCGTAGCGGTAGAAATTCGGCCATTGTTTCGGGTCAAGGAAATGCAGCGTTGTCCACAGTTCATCGGGCCGGTTCTCTATAGGGGTGCCGGTCAGGGCCAGCTTGCGTTTTGCCACCAAGCCCGGTTCGACTTGCTCGCCGTGTTGCTGCGCGCGTTTGCTTGGGGTGTGGCCGATGATGGCTTTGGCCCGGGCGGTATTGCGGTTTTTGATTTGATGCGCCTCATCAAGCACAACCAAATCCCACGTTCTGGCCCGCAACCGTTCGCGGTGCCTGGTCACGATGCCGTAGTTAATCACAACCACGTCCGTTTCCGGGAATTCGGCTCCGCTGGCAATCCCGATGGACATGGGCCGGGCCAGCCACTTTTCGGCCTCGCGCGACCAGTTGGTCTTGAGGCTGGCCTTGGTGACAATCAGCACGTTCTGAACCGCCGGGTCGGCATTGATGACGCCAAGGGCCTGAATCGTCTTGCCAAGACCCATTTCATCCGCAATCAGGCAGGCCGGTTTGTCCTTGGCAAAGGCGATTCCGGCGAGCTGGAACGGCATGTATTGGCATCCGTTCCCGGCGGGGATTTCAAGGTCGGCGGTGGTGGCCTTGGACGCGGCAAGGGTTTGCTCGCGGTTGGCGGCGTCCGGCACCGGCTGCCACCATTGGACAACCCATTGTCCGCCGTCGGCTTTGGTGATGGCGATGCCGGCGGATTTCAGGTCGGACTTGTAATCCGTCCACGCCCGCCAGAAGTCGGCCTCGGGCCGGGCGGTTCGCAGCAGGCGCGGGCCGTGCTTGGTGAACACCTCACGCGGCGCAGACCAGTCGGCAAGGGCTTCAATGAACGTGGTCATGGTGTCCTCCTTGTGACGAGCGTTTCCACAACCGCCTTGGCGATGCGTTCAACGACGGGAACCACAACCGAATTGCCGAACTGCTTGTAGGCTTGCGTGTCTGAAACCGGAATCACGAAGCTGTCCGGGAATCCCATCAGCCTCGCGTATCTCGATTTATGGTGCGACTGATAGAAAACGCATGGGATCATCTGCTCGCGCAGCTTTTCGCGTATGTACCCGCGAATAATAGACCACCCCCGTCTAGTTAGGTGCGGCTTCCATGATGCAATGTCGCGCCATTCTGCATCCTCAATGGCTTCCATCACGTCAAAAAAGTCAGTGGCGTTAAACTTCTTGGAAGTGTGGTGCCATTCGCCAGACCGAACGCATGACCGAAGCGCCGCCGTGCTCTTAAATCCAAACTCCCTCGCCGCCTTGCTCGCAGGCAGCAGCCCGCGATGGTAGGCATCCACCGCGTTATTGGACATCGAAAAGTTATGGTATCCAGCCATATATTCTTGCTCCTAGTTAGCTAGATGCTTCTTGAACTCCTTATTCACCATCCGCTTGAACAGGTCGCGTTGTTTTCGCTTCGCAGCGTCCCATGCAGCG